CCCGCCGCACCACATGCAGTTGATGTATGCCTTGGTCATTCCCATCTCGGCCATTTTGGCCCGCGCTGCTGCCATGTAGTCAATACCGTTTTCGGTGCGCTCAACAATCACGTCACTGCCCGGTGTCTTGGTGTTGTAATCTTGCCATGCATAGCCAAGAGCTTTTTTCGGGTCGCCGTTGTAGTCGCTGGGGATGATGTTGATAACGTTCATGGTCTTGTCTCCTTTTTTGCGGGTTGCGGTATTGCTCCCCTCTTGTCTATATTATATACACACCTAATACCTTTGTCAACTTATTTTGTGTGTATATAATGCGGATGCAAAAAAAGGCCAACAAAACGCTAGAGAGGGACGGCGGGGAGCCGCTTGCTCCGGCCCAAGTTCAGTGGCCGCCGCCCCTCAGCTCAGCGTTATGTGGCAATAAATTCCACGCTTTTAATGTACTGGTCGACGTTCCAAGTTTTAACATTCAACCGTGCGGATATAGATTCGACTGAATATCCAGACTTATGTCGCCAAATTATTTCCCCCAATTGAGAAGGGGATAATGTGTCAATATCTGTTCGGTTCCGCTGCCTTACGGCTTCTGATTTTATTTGGTCGAAAGTGGTCATAAATCACATAACAAGGCCACTCAACTTGACCGGAAGAAGCACGGTGACCTTCGGGCCTCTTCCTTGGCCGGCAAGTTACCGGCAACGTTAGCGGTTGATGCGTAGGTTCCACAACTGTCTGATAATTACGGGCGTTCTTGTCTTTACTGCCACTTCATATCCGCATCGTACACACCGTGCTGATGCTGATTGCATGTAATCGAAATCATAATTACCATGAGAAACATGGATTTTACAATCAAACTCGGGCTTGGCTCCGCAATTGGCGCATGGCAATAAGTCCTTGGCCAACGGATCACGGCACGAATCAAGCAAACCACACATTGGGCACCTCCTAATCCCCGAATTGAATTTCTGAGTCAAGAAACCAGCGGGACAGGCATTTATTTATATCTCCCGTGTCTTCCTTGAGGCATCGCTTGTAATCCAGATGAAAGGACATACGGATGAACTCGTAATGCAGCGCTGCCTTGCTCAGATGAAACACCCTGAACGGTCCGATATAGTCACGATAGTTTGCCATGCCTTTTAGCATTTCGTCCTTCTTCAAACTGTCTCGATCCATCCCCAATGCCAGTGCGACGGTTTGCCCGTGATTGATCTGGAATCGGCCCTTAATACAACTTTTTCGCCCCACATTATCGGACAGCTGCCCCTGGTAAATCGATGCGGCCACCGGCAAACGAACGGGAATAGGCGGTAGAAGTACCCACCTCCCCCGCTATACGGAATACGGAAGAAACCAATGATTTTTTTAAACATTCCAGGGCCTCCTTGGCCACTGCTGAGACAGCTCTGCCTGCATAGGAACGCCATTATCCTTGTGCCACTGTGCCCGCAATAGCTCTGCCACCTCGGGCGCCTCTTTTGATCCTAGCGCAGGGCGCGGAATGCGGGACGTTGCCTTGCATCGGTTGCAGTCCATTTCTAGGTATGGGCCGACGCCGCATATCCTTGCCTGTTGTTTGCAATTTGGGCATTTCATGGTTTGTTACCTCCATTTCGGCCTTGTTTCCTTTTGGCGAGGTCTCGCCTAATAATGTCAACGGTCAGTATCCCGTAAACGGCCATGGCCGTCCACGACAAAATTATGTAGTATGGCTCTGGCATTGTTTTTCTCCTTGTTCTTTTAAAAAGGAACGTCATCACCAAGCGCATCAAACGTTTGAGGTGGAGTTGGTGGTGCTATCGTTGAAAACTTGAAATCAATAATTTCCGGATATTCTCCTGATTCGTCAACCAATATTTCTTCCGGGCAAAGCAGCGCCCAGCGTCTCATGCCTTCAAACTGTTCCACCGACTCCGGAAAAACGGAATCTGGCGCTATTTTTTCCCATTTTTCTTCCGACTTCACCACCGCATATCCGTTGTAGTTGTCCGGGAAGCAAAGCCATATATTGGCAACCTTGTTGCTCAAATAGCTTGAGCCATAATCATAGGTCACCTTGCCTAAACGGGTTCCTTTTTTTCTGCTTTCATAAACACATGAGGTCATTTCCTGAACTTCATGCCATTCAGGCGGGCGTCGTTTAAAGACGACCTCTGCAAGCTCCGGAACGCTACCGGCTTCCTCGAATTCCCTTTCCGGCCAGGCGAAGCCACAATCACACACCCTCAACGACCTGTGTACTTCTTTCTCACACTGAGGACATAGCTTGAACAAACTGTTCTCTTTGTCGATTTTCGCCTGTACTCCTTTCGGAATCGACACCTTTATTCGGTCAAGGTCCGTTCCGAAACGGGCCGTGTTGTCGGTAAGATCTAGGAGCATTGCATGATCTTTCCCGGGTGACGTGCGCAGTGCCCGGCCAATGGCCTGCAAATATAAACTACTGCTCAACGTCGGGCGGGCGAACACCAGGCAGTCAAGCGGTGGATGGTCAAACCCTTCCACCAAAATATTGACAGACACACAGATCCTTTTCCTTCCATCCTTCCAGGCGGCCAGGTTTGCAAAGCGCTCCATTGAGGTCAGGGCGCTATGCACCACGGTCGTATCTTCTTGCGGTAACAGGGCGGCCAGTCGATCGGCGTGGTTGATTGTACAGCAGAACACGCACACACATTTATACCCCTGACAATGCTCGGTGATTGCATCGACTGCGGTTTGCAAGTGCAGGGTTTTTGACATTATATCCCCGAGTTGGTCAAGGACATAGTCACCATTAACCGATACGCCGGCAAGATCTGCATCAAGACTATCCGCATGAGCTACCTTGCCGCGCAAGGCTACCAGGTGACCGCTGGCCAACAGCTCGTCGTATTTGATTTGATGGTTAAGGCGCGAAAACAGGTTTTTTCCTCCGGGCACGTGCCGGTCGCCGTAAATATAGCCATGGCCCAAACGGGCGGGGGTTGCGGTCAATCCCAACAGGCGCATATCAGGATTAACGGCCCGTAGCTTACTTATTACTTGGTCGTACTGGCTGCCTTTGCCAATTTCCACCCTGTGACATTCGTCTATCACCAGCAGGTCACACAACCCGAACTCTTCAACACGGTTGACGAATGTTTGGATGGTGGCGATCACCAAGCGCTGCTTGGTGTCGTACCGCTTCAACTCGGCGCAGCAGATCCCGATTGCCAAAAACGGAATATTTGTCTTGCTGATAAAGGCATCGTAAAACTGTTTGACCAGCAACGACTTATGGGCCAGGACCAAAAAACGGCGATCGGTTTGAAACCAGTAGGCATTAATCAGGCGCGCCACGGTGACGGTTTTTCCCGCGCCCGTAGCGGCCTGCAGGAGCACGTTTTGTTCGTCTTTAAGGTCACGGTCGATTATATCTAGTGCCCGGACCTGATAATCACGCAGCGAAAATTCGCTTGACATCCGCAATACTCCTGACAATGTGATACTGCCCTCCGGCTGCCTTTATGGCGGCCTCCGCTTTCTTTTGGGCATCTGATTGCCGGCCGGTTGGCGTTTTTACCTCCAGGCCGATGTATTGCCCTGCCATCCGGGGACAAACCACGGAGATATCAGGACACCCGGGCCGGCCGGTCTTGAAATACCGGCCGGACTCTGTTTTCATGGCGCCGGACCCGGACCGAAACCAGTACAAACCAGGGAGGGTATCAAGGTAGTCCATGATACCACGCAAGAGCATTGCCTCGGTCATGGTTTCCAACACTCCTTGTAATAGTTACACCATTTGGCCTCAAACCATGAGGCGGTTGGACATTTGCGGGCCGGGGCGTAGGCTCTGGCAATAGCCGTAAACGCGCTTTCCAGCTTCTTGGTCGCGTAATCGTGTGACACGGTGATGCGCTCGGTGTACAACTCTGAGTTGTCTTTGTTGTAGACAACCACCAGGATTCGTTTTAGTTTGCGCAGTACTGCATAAATGTGGATCTGCGCTTTATATTTTTCGTCCCAGCGCTCGTACCCGATTTTAAGAAGTTCGGCAAAACGTTTGTTGGAGCTGGACTTTATCTCCAGCAGGTGTGTCTTGCCAGACTCCATGAGTCCAGATATCTCCCCGTCGATATGGCCCGTGATGGCATATCCGTTGTGATCGACCAACACCTCCATTTGCCGATTGGTTACATGATAACCAGCACTCATCAGATCTGTGACGACTTGCTCCTCCAGTAAATTCCCAAGATGATAAAGGCGCAGTATTCGGCCTTCTGGCGGAGGACAAGGCGTATTTCTTGCCCGATACCATAACCATCTTGGGCATGGACGGCCGATCTCGGAGAGGCCTATCCGACTACGAGGTTTATACCTGGCCTCGTAGTCGGCATCGATGGCCTGCCCTGGTGAATATTCACTGATTACCTCGGACAGATTTGCCATGATCTCACCAGGATGATTTCTTGGCTGGCTCTGTACTGGCCTTTGTTTCCGGGGCAGCAATCGGTTCGTCGGCCGACCTGTAGGCCGTAATTTTGTTAGATTGTAACTTCTTGCCGGCCTCTTTGTTGCTTTCAAACTCTTCCACGTCCACCTTGATCGAGACCGGCTTGCCAAAAAGGCGCGTCGTATCGGTGGGCGGGTATTGGTTTTGGGTCAGGTTGCACAAATGTTTGACGGTGCCCTGCCCAATGGCCTGGGCCACAGTAGACTTGTTTCTGATATTAATCCGGTCCGGCTGCGGGAACTTGAACCCGGTATACTCGCCTTTGATGATTTGCCATTCCAGCTCCCAGATTTTGCCGTCCTTGTTCTTTGTGTCGGTTACATTGTCACCGACAATCACCGCGATATACCAAGCGGCCGGGATCACCTGAAATTTGCCAGTGTTTTCTTTGACGTTCGGATCTAGCCCTTCGTTTGCCAAATTAGCCATTGTTGTTTTCTCCTTCTGGATAAATTTCTAGATAAATTTCTAGATCTACTTCGCCTTCGTAGCCTTCGTGTGTGCGTGTCAGGCATGTGCACTGCCATGCCAAAAAAAAATTTTCATTCTGCGGGCTTACCCGCAGAAGGCGCATTATTTCGCCGCAAACACTACATTTTGGACGATCCGGCTCCATTGCTGTTTTCTCCTTTGATTGCGGAGAGGAGTGTGTTGAAGTCCATGGGCAGCGTCTCCGGCAACGAATACCGATTGCCGGCCCGGAATGCCGGGTTGTTGCTGCTTGTGTAAATTACACGTTCACCCGAACCCGTGGCTTTGCCTTTAGACGCCTTGGCAGAGGCTTTATTCACATACACCAGATAGTTAGCAAAAAGGATGGCGTCTGCCCATTCTTCGAGCTTTGCTGATGCGGTTTTGTGCAACTTGATTTGATACCTATCGTAACTTTCTCCGTCCGGTGGGTTGTAGGTCTTAATCTCGGTATGGGTAAGGATCAGGACTGCCATGCCTTGGTTGCGTAAGGCGTCCATACCCCGGAAAAACTTGTCCCAATGCTTCAGGGCAAAATTGTAGCCTTTTCCATATCCAATAGCCTCGATGGAATCCACTGAGTTTTCACGGCATATCTCGGCCCAAATAAGCCGTTCCAACCAATCAACCGTATCCACAATTACTGTCTGGTAGTCGTGTTTTTCGCTCAGGAGCAGGTCGATATATTCCCAGACTTGCTTCAGCTCGGTGGCAAGGGGAAAATGCGGTACATCGATAGTGGTCAGGCCGGCCTCGGTCGGAATAAAGATCGGTCCTGGAGCCCCGGCGCCGAACGTACTTTTACCGATCTTTTGAATACCGTGCAGAACCAGGCGGGGCGGGGCGCTGTCACGCTCTTTTTTGATCAAGTCTGACAGTTTCATTCCGCCACCTCCTCAATCAAGCATTTATGGGCTGCAACACATAAGTGCTTGTGTTTTTTCCACCACACCAGGGCGGCGGGGTGCATGCTTTTTATTTGGTCGTCAGTAAAATTCCACCATTCATCCGGTGTATGTTTTTTGCATCCAATGCCAATTAGATCCGGCTGCACAATTATAGTCCAGCGCGGAGCGTGGATTACGTACAGGTCTGCGCGGGATAGGTCTGCGCCGTACAGGTTTGCGCCGTACAGGTCTGCGCGGGAT